GGTCTAAGAGCAACGGACTGAAACTACCACCGTAACCTTGTGTTAACTCTGCTCGACTTATCTTACGAGTCAGAGGGCGTGTCAGTGGTCGGGTGAGAGACATTATTAAGATGCTTTGTTATCAGCGACAGGAGCGACAATGATGTCCACGTTAGTCGGTGCGGCACTTAGGTCAACTCTGAGCTGCTTAGCGGACGTCGTGAACAACGCTTGTCCGTCATCAGTGAACGTAACGTCGTCGCCGATGTCTACCCAGGTATCAGCAAGCTTATGCTGTAGCTTGATCTGCGCGGTGCCGAATGTTCCGATCACTGCGAACATGCCAGAGCTTCCGTTCCAGGCCACGTCGATGTCTGCTGCGGACGTAACGTCACGCGCTACAGTTCCATATTGTAATGACATAGGGGTTTCTATATGTTATATTTATTTATAATTAACCCCCGCCCCGCCTTGGGGTGAACTCAGTGCGGAACGGGGGATTGTCAGTGGAGATCGTTTAGGTGCTGCCTGTCTTCTTCTTCGCATCGCCGGATTAACTACTTTCTGTGCGACTTTGGTGGGAGGCGGAGGAGGCGCTATCGGCTTAGGTGGTGGTGGCATCTTAGGGGCAGACATGCACATGGTTTATCTTATGTTAGTATTGTTGAGAATATTACGGTTTTGTTCTTCATATATTTGACGAAGAAAAACAATCACTGATCTCTGTCCGTAGTGGTGGTCCAGTTGTCTTAGCGAAGCCGTAGGGCCAAAGTCCTTCTTGGGATATGTCTCCTCAAGGGCCTCTAAGACGCTCAGAGGTATACTCGGGAAGCTATCAGTAGATTCATATAAGCTCATACGTCTTTGTCTATGTCGTTCAATTCGGCTGGAAGGTCCCCGTTTTTTATCATCTCAGAGGTCTCAACGAGGCACATAGCATTCCAAATGATTGCCCCACCGTGATCCTCAGAGGTGTCCCCATCCATATACGACCACAAGTGACGATACAAACTGTCAACGTAACGGGACAAAGGGATTCCCTTGCACCAGTTGTCTCGGCCATACTTGGTGGCCCCGTCCTCGAAGCGCCGAGCGACTGCTCGGAGTGCCCCTGTAGGAATGCAACTAGGCATCCCCTTGCCGCGCATAGCATCTCGGACTGCGCCCGTGTTAAATTCGCTACGCTCCCCAGAGTCGGGGAGAACAATCTCTTCAGGTATTGGTTTTCTCATAGTAGTTTATTCATAATTGTTTTGGTATTATCCCTACCCCTGTCATCGTTTTGGTTCCCACAGTTTAATATCAACACCATCATAGTCGGTGTTACGCAGTATCCGAGCGAGCCTGGCGGTCACTAAGGCATCATCCTCGGTGAGCCCTGCTTTCTCGTATGCTTCAACAACAGTGTCCCAGGTGTATCCCTTCTTGTCGAGAAGCCTTTGGCCAGTCTTAACGCCGAGCCCTTTGACGCCTCCGTAGCCATCAGTGGCGTCCCCGGCAAGCGTTTGGATAAGGTGGAAGTTGTCTGCCTCCTCCTCGGTGACATCGTGCATGGTGCCCTTGAGCATGTTGAACCAGCGGATCGGTAGGGTCCCGAAGTCCTTGTCGCCACTTACCGCCACACAGTCCTTGTCGTTGGTGCACATAATGCCACAAACATCATCAGCCTCAAGGCGCGGGAACACCCGTGAATCGTAGCTCTCAATGGCCCAATCACGTAGGGTATTAAGGCCTAGTGGCTTCCTTGTGTTCTTCCGGTTGGCTTTGTAGCCTGGGAAGATGTCGTAGCGGTAGTTCTCCTTATCAGAGAATGCAACAATCACCTGAGCCTCGGGATCAATGAGTTTAACAAGTCCACTAAGGGCCACATCAAAGTGATCCTTCATTTCGTTCTCGTTGGACTGAAGGGTCCAAATGTCGTCGTCCCAGCGCACCTCAACCTCGCAGGAAAACCCAGCGCGGTAAAGGAGCATGTCCCCATCAATTATTAGTTTCATATTTTTAGTGTGTTTCAGCCCAGTTAGTTCCGATTTTATACTCTCCATCTAGTGGGCACAGGAGGTTAAAAGTTTCTCCAGCTTTCTTAATAGCGTTTACAAAGCGTTGTCCGTATTCATGGGCCCTTCTGGGATCGCAACTGAACTGAACTTCATCGTGGACATTAGCGTGCATAAGATATTCCTTCCCTTCCATGTCCTCAACAAAGTGAACAAGGGCTTGCTTCATGCAAATTGCCCCTGCTGACTGCAACAAAAGATTCAAGCTACTGTGCGGAGACCTACAGGGAAGCTTACGGCCATCAAGTCCCCTGAGGAACCCAAAGCCTTTGACCTTATCTTGGACGGCGTCACGCAGTCTTTTTATCGCAGGCATCTTACGGAAGAACTCAGACTTAAGGCGCTTACCGTCAGTCGCATTGCCACCAATAACCTCGCCAAGCTTACTATCACTACCACCATAAATGAGGCAATAGACGAACGCCTTGGCTGAGTTCCTGTCAGGCAAGCCTGCGGCCTCTTGGTTGGCGGTGTGTATATCACCACTAAGAATCTCGTTGGTGTATCGCCCATCGTCTATCTTGTGCAAGTAAGAGGCTAACATTCGCAACTCGAGCCCGGAAGCATCACAACCCACCAAGACACGGCCTGGAGGAGCAATGAACAACGAACGGCACTCGTAACCATACTCAGCAGACACGGAAGGACATTGAGCAATGTTGGGAGCCTGGTGACTACACCGACCGCTGACGGTCCCTCCTGTATTCACTGAGCCGTGGATGCGTCCGTTGTTTACCATCTTCATCCATCCTTGGCGTCCCTCCGAGAGTTGGCCAAGCCGCTTAGCTACCAACAGATACTCAAGGAGCGCTAGGCTCTTCTTGCTGTTTATCTCTCGGAGCACAAGCTCATTGATGGCTGGTCGTTTCCCTTCGTAATACTTGGGATCCCACCCGTCAGCCATAAGGCGCTCTGCGATCTGGTCCCGTGAGGAGGGATTGAACGGAACAGACTTTGTCCTCATCGGCCCCTTCTCGATCTCAGCAGCCTTGTAGCCAGCCGCAAGGGCTTCCTTCTTGGTCTCCCATTGCTTCATATCGTCGGTGATCCACCAAGGGCGCTTAGTGGCAATGACCTTCGGAGGGAATAGTTGTTGTAGATCCTCCTCGAGAGTGGCTCTCCGAACAATAAGCTTCTGTAAGAGTTGCTCAGCCGCATCCATGTCAAACGGAAACCCATTCCACTCTTGCTGACGGATGGCCGTTGCAAAGTCCATCTCAAGAACAAGGTCTTGGTCAGTGGGTGTTCGGTCTTGCATGAGGTAGGTAAACAAGGCCTCATTCACAACTACATCTTGAACGCAGTAGTCCTCCATCGCTTCACTCCATCTCTCCCAAGACTCGGTGGCACCATGGTCATCCTTGTGGACTCCGAGGCGCATGCCCCAAGACTTCAACGAGTGCGAGCCTCGTAGGAAAGTTGGGAGTTTCGCCTCGGTCCAGTCTTCCTTCTTACGATCAGGGTGGTTGAGCCGAGCAAGGACCATCGTGTCGATCACACGGTCATGGGTAAAACCATAAAGCTTCTTGAGTGCAGGTAAGTCAAACCCAATGCCGTTGTGTGCAACCAGGCAGTCAGCCTTAGCGAGTCTTTCAAGGGCCTCTGGGATCGTGTCCATCTCAGAGTTGTTCCGGTATCGGTGAGTCCCTTCATTGTCCATGATGACAATACAATGAACGACCTCGAGGCCACCCAGAGTCTTCCACTCCTTGATGGCGTTTGTTTCAATATCAAATACAGCAGTGTTCATCATTTTAAAATGGGTTGCTGGTTTGAATAAGGTGCGACTCGGCAAGGTTGCCAGTCTCGTTGTCATAGGTCAGAGTGCAGGCAATCCCAGTCTCACCACTGAAGCGGTTCTTCAAGACCCTCACTGTTGTCTTGTTGCGGTCCTCAGGGTCATCGGCTTGTTGCGCCCTTTCCAGTCCCAAAACCATGTCAGATAACTGGGCGATTGCCTGGGAACCTCTGAGATCCGACAGGCTGACTGCGCGCCCGTCTTCATGGCCTCGGCCTTCAGGACGCTTCAGGTGACTCACAAGTAACATGGCGACCTTCGTCTCCTCAACAAGCGAACGCAGTGCGGTCATGGTGTTGTCAATAAGCCTGCGCTCATCACCGTTACCGATACCACTGACAACAATGCTGATATGGTCAAGCACCACGAAGTCAACGTCATACGTCTTGATCATGAAGCGAATCCGATTGAGTAGACTGTCTGACGCCAGGCTACCGAAGTGATCATAAACGTAAAAACGACCATTGCCTACGGTTGCCTTGAAGGCCTCGTTGAACTCATCATCACGCTCAAACGGAGCGAGGTGAAGGCACTTGCCCATCTCCAGCCCAACCAACGACAATGCTGTGCGCTCTACTGACTCCTCAAGGGCAATATAGCCAATGCGCTTGTCAGTTGTCTTCATGAGGTGGTGCGTGATGATCCGGCACACTTGGCTTTTACCAATACCACTACCAGCGCACAACGTGACGATCTCAGAGTGCCTGAGGCCATGCGTTATCTTGTTAAGGCCCTCAAAGGGATACTCTAGGGCCTCAACATCTTGGTGCTCAGCGATCTTGTCGTAGATGTCTGCGCCTGCCAGGATGTCATCAGGCCTCCCAAGCTTCGCGTCAAAGATCCCATCGATGATTGCTGCCTTGTTCTTGCTCAATAAACAATCGTTAGCGTCCTTCATAGGCAGATGGGCAACCTTACACTTACCCGCAGGAAGCAGATGGGCCACCTCCTCGACTGCCTTACGGCCTTGCTCATCCATGTCGAACATAAGGACAACCTCCTTAAAGCCAGAGAGCCACTCAAGGTGACGCTTGAACATCGCCTTGGCCGACTGTGAGCCAGCGCCAAGCGAAACAACAGGGTATTTCCCCCCGGTGGCCACGGAGACTGACATGGCGTCTATTTCTCCTTCAGTTACAAC